GTACAAGGCAATATTGGAAAACGAAACTTTGGTAGAAACCAACTATAAGCTCATGCAGCTATATTCTCCTAATTTGTCAGTACAATCAAAGGGAAAGGTAGACTTTACAATTGATAATTTTGAGTTTGATTTTAACAAAACTGAGATTATTAAAATGATGCACGAAGATGGTTTTGGGGCGTATAACTGGGACGAGCTTTTTGCAAAAATGAAGAAGATTGCGACTGATGGCTTACAATAATAACAATCATATGGATTTTAATGAAAAGTCTGACTTTTCTAAGTATGGTAAAAACTTTCAAGAACAGCTTTGTATGCTGATTCTAGACGATAGGCCCTTCGCGGACCAACTTGAAGAAGTTCTAGATATTAACTTTTTGGAACTTAGATATCTCCGAGTTTTTGTAGAAAAAGTTTTTTCATATCGTAAGAAGTACGATGTACATCCTTCTAGGAGGATTATGACAACAATTCTTCGAAGCGATCTTGAAGATGAAAATGAACTAACTCAACAGCAGGTTCGGGAGTTTTTTGCCCGCGGCCACACTTTCAGCGCAGAAGATTCTGGCTATATTAAAGAAACTTCACTAGACTTTTGTAAGAAGCAATGTCTTAAATCAGCTATGTTGAAGTCTATTGGGCTCCTTAAGAAATCTTCATTTGACGAGATTTCAAAGGTGATCAACGATTCTTTAAAGCTCGGAGCCAATCCCGACACAGGTCACGATTGGAAGATGGACTTTGAAACAAGGTATCTGCCACGGTTTAGGAATCCAGTATCCACTGGTTGGGATCTTTTAGACGATATTTGCAAGGGTGGCCTAGGCCAAAAAGAACTAGGGGTCGTTATTGCTCCAACTGGCGCAGGAAAATCTATGGCTCTTGTACATTTAGGAACAAAAGCCTTAATGGCTGGGAAAACTGTGGTACACTACACGCTGGAGTTGCAAGATACAGTGATAGGTACACGCTATGACAGTTGCCTTAGTGGTATACCCTTGTCAAATCTTCTGTCTTTTAAAGAAAAAATCTATGAAGATGTTAAAGATACTGAGGGTACACTAATTATAAAGGAATATCCGACAAAATCGGCCAGCACTCAGACGATCAAGAGTCACTTAGAGAAGCTTAAGCTTCGAAATATTGAAGTTGACATGATTATAGTTGATTATGCTGATTTGCTGAGGCCAGTGTCGATACAGAAAGAGAAGCGAAACGAGTTGGAATCGATATATGAGGAGTTGAGAGGGATAGCACAAGAGTGCGCCTGCCCAATTTGGACAGCATCCCAGACAAACCGGTCTGGTTTGAATGCAGAAGTTATCACAATGGAATCGATTTCTGAGGCTTTCAACAAGTGTTTTGTTGCCGACTTTATTTTCAGCATCTCTAGAACCATTGAAGACAAAAAAGCAAATACTGGTCGTGTTTTTGTAGCAAAAAACAGAAATGGGCCTGATGGGTTGGTGTTTCCACTTTTCATGGACACTTCAAATGTTAAAATCAAGGTATTAGAACCAACTGATGAATTAATGACTGAACCTGTCCAAAGAACATCAAAAGAACAGAAAGAGCTTTTAGCTCAAAAATATAAAAAATTAGTAAAGGGCAAACAGAATGGCGTACACTCGAACAGAAGTGAATGAAGCAACTTTAGAATATTTTAATGGTGATGAACTCGCTACAAACGTATTTGTTACAAAATACTGCTTAAAGGATAAAAATGGCGATTTTTTGGAAAAGACGCCGGCAGACATGCACAAAAGACTAGCGGCAGAGTTCGCTAGAATTGAAAAGCAGTTTGGAAATAACAACGAGGGAACCCTTTCAGAAGACGAGATTTATTCTTATCTACAGGACTTTAAATATATTGTTCCGCAGGGTTCTCCCATGATGGGAATAGGAAATAATTATGTTAATGTATCTTTGTCAAATTGCGTCGTTGTCGACAATCCACAAGATAATGTTTCGTCCATTATCGATGCTGGTAAAGACCTTGCTAACTTGTTTAAACGTCGTTGTGGGGTTGGGCTTGATATTTCTGATTTGCGTCCCGAGGGTGCTTTCGTTAACAACTCTGCTAGGACTACTACTGGGGCTTGGAGCTTCGCTGACTTTTATTCATATGTTTGCCGTATGATCGGCCAGAATGGTCGTCGTGGAGCACTGATGATCACAATGGATGTTCGCCACCCGGATATTGAAGAATTTGTCAAAATGAAGCAGGATCTCACCAAAGTTACTGGTGCAAACGTTTCTGTTAAGATAAGTGACAGCTTTATGAGAGCCGTTGAAAATAAAGAAAAGTTTAATCTGCAGTTTCCTGTCGATTCTGAAAATCCAGATTATGTTTCTGAGATCGACGCGACAGAATTGTGGAATGTTATCATAGAGTCTGCTACCAAAACAGCAGAACCCGGCTTGCTGATGTGGGACAACATCACAAAGAACCTGCCAGCGCACTCTTATGCATCAAAAGGGTTTAAAACCGTTTGTACCAATCCTTGTGGGGAAATTCCTTTATCCCCTTACGATAGTTGTAGGCTAATTTCTGTAAACTTAAAGCATATGGTTAAAAACCCATTCAGTGATAAATCAAAGTTTGATTTTAAAAAACTAAAAGAGGTGGCAACTGTTGGCATGCGCCTATCTGATGATTTGGTAGAACTAGAGCTTGAAAAGCTACAAGGCATCCGATTTTCTTCCGATGCTGAGGACGAAAAGTTTCTTTGGAGTAAGCTGCTTCATGCTGCGAAAGCTGGCCGAAGAACCGGCCTAGGCACCCACGGCTTGGCTGATGCTATAGCTCGCCTGGGCCTAAAGTACGATTCCGCAGAAGCTATCAAGGTGATCGAGAAGATTTATGAAACGTTGCGCAACTCTGCATATTCAGAGAGTGTTAATCTGGCAAAAGAGAGGGGAAGCTTCGAAGCATTTGATTGGGAGTTAGAAAAAGATAATGAATTCATTAAAAGACTCCCTAGCGAAATACAGGAGCAGATCGCTGCTTTTGGTCGAAGGAATATTTCAATCCTCACTAACGCCCCAACGGGCTCTGTGTCGATTTTATCTCAGACAAGTTCTGGTCTTGAGCCTGTTTTCCGAAACTGGTATGTCCGCAGACGTAAACTTTCGCACGATGAGCAAAACATAACCCCAGACTTTGTTGATGACTTAGGTGATAAATGGGTGGAATACAAAGTTTTTCATCACAATGTTCATGAGTACATGGAAATGTTTGAGACAAAGAAAGTGCCAGATTTTTTCATAGAATCTGATCAAATCAACGGGCTACAAAGGATCGCAATTCAAGAGGCAATTCAAAAGAGCATCGATCACAGTATTAGTTCGACAATCAATCTCCCAAAGGGCACAACCCCAGAACTTGTAGGGCAACTATATTTTGAAGGCTGGCGCCGTGGTCTGAAGGGGGTGACAGTATATGTCGAAGGCTCTCGCGATGGGGTGTTGATTTCAGAAACTGAAAGCGAAAAGGAATCTTTCCCGCAACACACTGCGCCAAAGAGGCCAGACCGACTAGATTGCAGCATTCATCACACAACAATTCAGGGTGAACGATGGGTGATCATGGTTGGTCTATTAGATGGCAAGCCATATGAGGTTATGGGAGGTCTTTCAAACCTTATTGAAATCCCTAGGAACAAAGCAGAAGGTATTTTAATTAAACATCCACGAAAAACAATGAATTCTATTTATGATCTGCAGATTGGAACAAATGGTGACACGATCATTATTAAGGATCTGGTAAAGGTTTTTGATAATCCTAACCATTCGGCTTTTACTCGCATGATCTCTCTAGGATTGCGCCACGGCGCGGATATTCAATATGTTGTAGAACAGTTGCAAAAAGACCGTGACTCAGACATGTTTAGCTTTGCAAAGTGTGTTGCTAGGGTGCTGAAGAACTATATCCCAGATGGACAAACCGCTACAGAAAAAACTTGCCCTGAGTGTACGCACGAAGGTTTGATTTATGTAGAGGGGTGCGTAACTTGTACGGTGTGCGGCTACGCAAAATGTGGATAAACACAAAATAAGAAAGAAGGAAAAAATATGAATTTTGTACCGGTAAATAGAAATCTTTTATTAAAGTTGATTGAAGAAGAAGTGGAAGAAACTTCAAGTCCTGGCATTTTATTGCCGACAGATTACAAACCAGCAGAGAAGCCATATACGTTTGCGACGTTGGTTGCTTGCTCGGATGAATCGTCTTTTGCAATAAATGTTGGAAAGACTTTTATTGTAGAATCTCAGATGATTCGCCAAATTGAATATAACGGGGAGAGTTTCCATACAATAACTGAAAATCATGTTATTGGATTTCTTCGTGAGTAATGAAATCTCACTTGTATGAAGCTGATGAATTAGTTATAGGTTATGGCCTTAATGCAGTTTTATATGCGTATTTAAACAATTCAACAATATTATTAAATGGCGATCAAAGGCCATTTAGGTTTGACACCTGGGAGGGCAAACAGAAATTAGACATTTGGTCTGAAAAGCTGTTTGCTCTTTCTATTTCTGGAAAATGTCCATTATCTGATAAAATCAAGTCAATAAGGGTCGAGGACAACCAACTCAGCATAGCTACAAAAAACTCTAGAAGAGTTAGATTTCAATATCAAAAATTAAGAATATTTGATGCAGATCATGTAGAGGGAATTGAACTGGAAGAGAAGGTAAAAGAATATAGGGTTTTTGATTGGTTCGATGTGTTCTCTGGCATGCGCCATATACACGATAGGATAGAAACTACCTCAGACTTTGTTAGGTGGTTACACTTTTATCCATCTGACCGGATGCACGGAAAGCATTTAGATAAAAAAGACTTGGTTACTGAATCTTATATAAGAAGCGAGCATTTAGATGATTTCGGAAACTCCTCTACGGCAGCTCGTCTTAAATCAATGGCTACAATGAAAGAGCATGGTATCAGGGGTACAAGAAATGGAAGATCTATGGAGGACCCCACGAAATATAAATATTATGCGTTGAAGGTGGAGTTCTCTCATCGTGAAAAATACAAACATTTAAAGTTTTTTGATGCTGGGGACTTGCCAAAATCTGTAAAATTTGATATAACATATGAGAACGATTTATTGGAGCAGCTAGAGGACAGTAAATATCTGTTAAAAGCTGAAAGGAAATTATTACTTGGAAAGTAATACGGAAAATTGTCAGGCTTTTCACCTATCGGGGATTATTCCTGTTAGCGGAATAGAAACTGATTTTGGAGTCGAATGGCCTGATTGCTTAATGCCTTTGGCAGCGAATTACGCCGCTGTTGAACGCTCAATTGTTGAGTGTGCTGCAGCCGGCTGTGAAAACATATGGATTATTGCAAACGACGACATTGCGCCACTTTTAAAATATAGATTGGGCGATTATGTAAGGGATCCTTATTCAATAAAAGAGGGTGCATACAAAAAGTTTCCAGATTTGAATTGGCGCTCTATTCCTATTTACTATGTTCCTATTAATCCGAAAGATCGCGGCAAAATAGACTGCTATGGTTGGGGTATTTTATATGGTGCCCTTTCCGCATATCACATTTGTCGAAGATTTAGTAGATGGGCGATACCGGATAGATATTATGTATCTTTCCCTCTTTCAGTTTATGATCCAATGTGTTCCGAAAAACATAGAAGCGATATATCGTCTAGCCGTCCCTTTTATTTTTCTAAGAATGGCAGAACCATTGCAGATGGGGAAATGTTAGGATTCACGTTCAACGGTGAGGATTTTAAGCGATTTCGAAAAAATCTTCGACAACATTCCCGCGGGTTTTCCGGAGAGAATCTTCTAGACGGGAAATATCCACAAGAAAAATTGCCACCAGAAAAAAGATACGCTGCACGCAATTTCACGCTTGACAAAGTATTTCAATCCGCTATACTTAAGGAAGCTAAGGTTGCGGAGCTTCCTTGGCAATATGACATTACAGATTGGGAAGGATATTGTGAGTTTTTAGGTTCCCCTGAAAGAGCACAAATTGAAAGACCGTCTAAGAAGATTTTAAGCTTTCATAAATTGAATAAGATAGGAGAAGATGAATGAGCGAAGAAAATAATAGGTTGAAGCCGAAGATTCCATTTGTTGGTCTACATGCGCATAGCGTTGCGGGGTCAATATTTGATGCAATCGGATATCCCCCAGAACACATGGATTTTGCATATGAGAACGGGGCGACAGCCTTGGCACTGACCGATCATGGAAATATGAATGGGTTCAGTCACCAATTTCTTCATGCCCAAAAGATGAGGGCCGAAGGTCGCGACTTTAAGCCAATCTTTGGATGTGAAGCTTACTTTCTTCCGAGTATGGATGACTGGAGAGAGGATTACGAAAGAATCCGAGAAGAGTCCAAAAAGAAGAGTAGCCTAGACAAAGAGCTTAGTGGGGCTACAATTGAATCAGAGAATGAGAGCAAAAAGGCGATTAAGAACATTTTGAACCGCCGACGACATTTGGTTTTGTTGGCGATGAATCAGACCGGGCTAAACAACATGTTTAAGCTCATCTCAGAAAGTTATCGCCCCGAAAATTTTTATCGCTATCCTCGAATCGATTACTCTCTTTTGAAGAAGTACAACGAGGGCATCATGGCTTCGTCAGCGTGCCTAGGCGGCGTTTACGCGGGTAATTATTGGGAGAACCGAGAGTCAGGTGAGGAAGCCGTCTTGGAGGCCATGAGAGAGACTACACGGAGCATGATTGACATTTTTGGCGACCGGTGGTACGGAGAACTGCAATGGAATTCGATTCCAGAGCAGCATGAGCTAAACAAATATGTTATCAAGATGCATGAAGAGTTTGGAATTGAGTTGATTTCGACTGCAGATAGCCACTACCCAAATCCAACTGCATGGAAGGACCGTGAGCTTTACAAGAGGCTGGGCTGGCTTGGCAAGGGAACCCCTGATTGGATGGAAGACACAAGCCTCCCACCGGGCGTCGAGGAGATTGGATATGAATTGTATCCAAAGAATGGCGATCAGATGTGGGAATCTTTCAAGAAATATTCAGAGCAACTGGGAGAGGAATACGATGAAGATTTGGTACTCAAATCAATCACCATTACGCAGGATATTGCAGAAAACCGGATTGAAGATTTCGATCCTGATACTACTGTTCGGTTGCCAGATTTTGTTGTTCCTGAAGGAGCGACAGCAACGCAAGCACTCACCAGACTTGCGATCAACGGACTCCGACGCCTAGATCTCCATGAGAAGGAGAACTATCTTCGGCGCCTCAAGATGGAGTTGGAGGTTATTGATGACCGCGGCTTCAGCAAGTATTTCTTGACAATGAGTGCGATTGCAGAGCGCGCTAACAAAATTCAGCTTACTGGGCCCGGTCGTGGCTCTGCCGCGGGATCACTGGTCGCTTACGCTCTTGGGATTACTCAGGTTGATCCAATTCGATGGAATCTACTGTTTGAGAGGTTCTTAAGGCGAGATGCTACCGATTATCCAGATATTGATTATGATGTTGCAGACCCGATGGTCCTGAAAGAGGTGTTGATTGATGAATGGGGAGAAAACAGTGTTGTCCCAATTTCAAACTGGAATACTCTACAACTACGTTCTTTGATTAAAGATATTTCAAAGTTTTATGGCGTTCCGTTTACGGAGGTTAATCCAGTCACCAGTCGAATGATTAAGGAAGCAACACCGGCTGCTAAAAAGAAGCATGATATCAAGAGTGGTGTTTATAATCCAACTTGGCAGGAAGTCATGGAGTTTAGTCCATCCTTGAATAACTTCCTTAATCGTTATCCGCACATTAAGACTCACGTTGAAACTTTGGTTGGGCAGGTTCGCTCCTGCAGTCGCCATGCCGGTGGTGTCGTCATCGCGGAAAACCTAGATCAGTGTATGCCACTGATTAACTCTGGAGGGGTGAGACAAACCCCCTGGTCCGAGGGCCAGAACGTACGACACTTGGAGCCTCTAGGGTTTATTAAGTTTGATATCTTGGGCCTAGCATCGCTTCGCATGATCCAGGGAGCAATTACTCACATTCTTAAGAGGCACAAGGGGGTTAAAAGCCCAACATTTGAAGATATTAAGAATTTCTATGATTCAAAGCTGCATCCAGACAACATTAACTTTGAAGACGAAAAGGTGTATCACAACGTCTTCCACAAAGGAAATTGGGCTGGCATCTTCCAGTTTACTGAGGGCGGCGCACAAAGATTTTGCAAGAATGCAAAGCCAAACAGCTTGATTGATCTGGCTTCAATCACTTCAATTTATCGACCCGGGCCTCTAGGGGCGAAAGTGGATAAAGCATTTGTCGAAGCTAAGAAAGATCCAGATAGTATTCACTATATTAACGATCTTGTTCGCGATGTGACTGAGGAGAGCTATGGGTTCCTAATCTTTCAGGAACAGATTGCTATGTTGGCACATAAGCTGGGCAAGAACCTTTCTCTAGATGAAGGCAATCTTCTTAGGAAGGTTTTGACCAAAAAGGGCACTGGTAAGGATAAAGCAAAGACAAAGATTTACCATAAGTTTATTGAGGGGTGCAAGGAGTCTGGAATGCGACCCGGCACGGCCCAAACTCTCTGGGATAAGTTTGAATATTTCTCAGGGTATGGTTTTAACAAGTCGCATGCTGTATCGTACTCCATGTTGTCATACCAGTGTGCATGGCTGTTGACTTACTATCCAGCAGAGTGGATGGCGGCATTCCTAGACAAGGAGCCCGAATCTAGGAAAGAGAGAGCAATTAACATTGCTAAGGCATACGGCTTTAGGATTCAAGAGGTTGATATTAACGACTCTGGCCGGGTTTGGGAAATTTCTGATGATGGAAACATTCTAATCCAGCCTTTGAGTTCAATCAAGGGACTGGGCGATGCAGCCATTGACCAGATCGTTAAAAATCGACCATTTTTAGATGTAGAAGATTTTATCTTCAACGAAGAGGTTGTATACAGCAAGTTGAATAAAAAAGCACTAGATGTTTTGATCCGCTCCGGAGCACTTCATTCTTTGATGGATGAAAGGTTTGTTGGAGGTAAACACTTCTGGTCAGCTGTTGCTGTGGACCGACCAAAGAACAAAAAGAAACTAAGAGAAAACATTGATACTTATGCCCCAGAGGGAGAGTTCACTGAGGAGGAAACAATTCAAAACATTGTTTCACTAACTGGAACTTTTCCCATGAGCAGGGTCATGAGTCACTCAATCAGGTCGAGACTTGAAGAACTTTATGTCCCTCCAATTTCAGAATTTGATAAAGATCTGCAGTTGGTTTGGTTTATTCCTAGGGAGATTATCCCTAAGAAAACTAAGAACGGAAAAGACTATTGGATTCTTCGCGTAATCGATGACAATGCTGCAACGACCAGTATTAAGTGTTGGGGCGTCCGTCCAGAAAAGGATATGGTACACTTGAATCGCCCATATATGAGTAGGCTAGACTTTGATCCGGATTGGGGATTCTCAACAAGATCAATACGCCACAACTTTAGGCTGTTAGGATAGAAGGGAACAAAAAATGGCTAGAGCAAAACGACCAAGCAGAGACAGAAAACAAAATAAAAAGAAGACATCTCAGGGAAGTGGTAAATTTACTAAGTGGAAGCGCCCCGGCCCCAATGGTGGGAATAAAAAGTATCGTAAGCGTTATAGGGGGCAAGGAAGATGATTGCAGATATAGTTGTTGATTTACAGTATGGTGACTGTGGTAAAGGAAAAGTTACCCACCATCTTTTAAGAACTTCGAAATATACTCATTGTATACGCTACAATGGTGGGTGTAACGCTGGTCATACGATTTTTCATGAAGGAAAGAAGTTTGTCACGCACCACATTCCAGCTGGAGTGTTTTTCGGTGTCAGGTCAATCATTGGTTCAGGATGTGTAGTTAACCTAGAACAGTTTTTCTCTGAAATTGATGAGTTAGAAGCTGCTGGTATCGATTGCAAGAATCTAATTAAGATTGCAAAGAACACACATATTATAACAAATGAACATGTTGAGGAAGATCAGAAAGAATTCTCCATAGGAACAACGAAAAGGGGCAACGGACCCGCTTATCGAGACAAGTATGCTCGAAAAGGTATTCGCGCTGAAGAATTGGAAGTTTTAGAGCCATATGTTGTAGACCTCTACACTGAGCTTCATTCGCCGTATCCCACTTGTGTCCTTCTAGAAGGTGCGCAGGGCTTTGGTTTAGACATTGACTGGGGCGATTATCCCTATGTCACATCAAGCCACTGCACTGCTGCTGGGGCACTTTTAAATGGTATTCCACCATTTTCAGTCAGGAAAATCTATGGTGTTGCTAAGGCTTACGAAACCTATGTCGGTGCTAAAAATTTTGAACCAAAGGAAGAGATATTTCAGAAGCTCCGAGATGCAGGGGACGAATATGGTGCCACCACTGGCCGACCTAGACAGTGCAATTGGACAAATATTGATCTTTTGGAAAAGGCTGCTAAGATTAATGGAATTACAGATTTGGTAATCAACAAAGTTGATGTCATGAGGGAAGTTAATTCATGGTGCTTTAGGTTCGGTGATTCAATCACAACTAGATTCCAGGGCGAAAACGAGTGGAAGAACTTCTTAAAGAGTTACATGAAAAAGAAAATGGGAAACGTGAAAATTTACTTTTCAGAATCCCCGGAGGAAATTTAAAATGAAAGTAACAAAAACTTATTCCCCCTTACTTAAGGATCCGGAATTATTAAGAGAGCCGATTATTATTAGAGTTAATGAATTTAACAATAGGGCGGCAAAGGATTTTGCGACACAAGTTACTCGCGCCCACAATACTGGGCAACCAGTGATTCCTGTAATCATTGATTCATATGGCGGTCAGGTCTATAGTTTAATGAGTATGATCTCAGCTATCAAGCACGCTGAACTTCCAGTTGCAACAATTATTGAAGGCAAGGCAATGTCTTGTGGTGCTATCTTGTTTTCTTTTGGAGACGATGGGTTGCGTTTTATGGACCCTGATGCTACACTGATGATTCATGATGTTTCATCGGGCATGTGGGGTAAGATCGAAGAGATCAAAGCCTCTGCTGCGGAAGCTGAGAGATTGAACCAGAAAGTCTATCGCATGATGGCTACGAATTGTGGAAAAAAGGAGGATTATTTCTTAGAAATGATTCATGAGAGAGGCCACACCGATTGGTTCTTAGATGCAGCTGAAGCAAACAAACATAACTTGGCAAATCAGATTAGAGTGCCAAAGTTTAATGTAACTGCAAATGTAAATATTAATTTTGAATAGGAGATGTTATGAGTGTTGGACCGAGTTTATGGAATAAAGAATCTGGAGCGGTTGGATTTAGTTCCAAATCTGCAGAATGGGATACCCCTGATGATTTCTTCGTCAGGCTGAATTCAAAATATTGTTTTACATTAGATCCTTGCGCTACAGAGCAGAATGCTAAGTGTGATAAATACTTCACTATGGAGGATGATGGGCTAGCGCAAGACTGGGGTGGGGAGACTGTTTTTGTTAATCCACCCTATGGCCGCGGCATCGGGGTTTGGGTTGAAAAAGCCCACAAAGAGAGTCAAAAGCATAACACAACGGTTGTTATGTTGATTCCCGCTAGAACTGATACAAAATGGTGGCACAATTATGTTATGAAAGCAAAAGAGATTTACCTACTGAAGGGAAGGCTGAAATTTGGTGGTTCAAAAAATGCCGCCCCGTTCCCGTCAGCCGTGGTAGTATTTGAACAGGGGCGCCTTTTAGCGCCTACGCCGTCACTGGCACCAAATTTATTTTCATTGGAGAAGAAATGAGTAGACCAAAAATTAGAAAAGTAAAAAAGGGTAAAAAGAAGCTAGCAAAAGACGCAATGTCTGTTCTAGAGCAAAAGGCGGGATTGTTTTTAAATATCCCATCTGAATGTTGCGTCTGCAACGAAGCGTTTGACAAAACAGACAAGGAGATGATTAATACATGGCAAGTTTCTGTTTATGAAGAAAGAAAAGTAGTCAGATTAACTTGTCCGGTGTGTCATGGGAAAGTGGCGAATTTTCTAGAAAGGTTAAAAAATGAACAAGAGCAAGATGACTAGTTACGATTATTGGATTGAAAACAAAGAGAAAGAACAATTTACAAATTCTCTCTCTTACGATGATGTGTTACTGGCACCCCAATATTCAGAGATTATAAGTCGAACTCAGGTAGATATTGGAAGTGAATTGGATGATGAATTTACATTTGCTTTACCTTTAATTGCTTCCCCTATGGATACAATTTCTGGCGTTGAGATGGCCGTTGCCATGTCTACTGCTGGAGGTTTAGCAGTTCTACATCGATATAATAAGCCAGAACAGCAAAGTCATTTGGCAGCTATGGCTACTAAGATTCATGGAATTGAAATAGCAGCTGCAGTTGGGGTTTCTGGAGACTTTTTGGAACGGGCACAGTTGCTTTATTCTGCCGGCGTACGCATTTTTTGTTTAGATGTTGCGCATGGCCACCACATCTTAATGAAGAGAGCACTTTCAACTTTGAAGTCTGCTCTTCCCGATGATATTCATCTCATGGCTGGGAATGTTGCCACCTTGGAAGGTTTCAACGATTTAGCTGATTGGGGTGCAGACAGCATCCGGGTAGGGATTGGAGGAGGTTCTATTTGTAGTACCAGAATCCAAACAGGTCATGGAATTCCTACTTTTCAGTCTGTTTTAGATTGCGCCCGCACCGACCGGGATGCTAAAATCATAGCAGACGGTGGAATTAAGAATTCTGGAGATATTGTGAAGGTTCTCGCTGCTGGTGCAGATTTTGTTATGGCAGGATCTATTCTTGCTGGAACAACTGAGTGCCCCGGTGAAATTTTGGAAACCAGAGAAGGTAAATTTAAAACATATCGTGGGATGGCTAGCAAAGACGCTCAAATGGACTGGAGGGGTAAAACCTCTTCTCTGGAAGGAGTTTCTGCTGTAGTGCCCTATCGCGGCGGTGTTGTACATGTCTTATCTGATCTAGAGAGAGGAATCAGGAGTGGATTTTCGTACTCTGGTGCAGTCACCTTGAAAGAGTTACAAGCTAAGGCGAACTTTATCAAGCAGACACCAGCCGGCCAGCAAGAAAGTTCTACTCACATTAAGGGTAGGTAAGAATGACAGAAGTTAAGTTATCAAAATTATCATTTTTTGTAGATCCCAAGTTACATGAGGATTTTAGGATAAGATTATATTATGATGGCTTAAACAATCAGAGTAATTTTTTCAAAGCTTGTCTTTTTGGATATTTGACAAACAATGAAAAGTTTATGGAGTATCTTGATTCATATAAAGAAGATCAAGAAATTCAGAGTTACATGAAGAGGAATAAATCTATTAAACTAAGAAAGTCCGGACAGGACATCAAACAAAAGCTTGGTTTGACAGAAAAAGAGATAGAAAACATATTTGATATATTAGAACAGGAGATGGTAGAATTATGAAGAAATGTGTTACTGAATGCTTATTGAAGCAGAAAGTGTGTCAGAGGTCTGAGTGTAGAATGTGGATAGACTACGAAGAGGATCTTAATTGTACTTTGGTTTGTGTTAATAATAACGGACCTTTGACTTTGAGAGAGGTTGCAAAAAGAGAAAAACTTAGTTTTGTTAGGGTTAAACAGATACAAGACGACGCAATTCAAAAAATGATTAAGAACGGCTCGCTAGAATGATGTAAAAAATTAGCTTTTAAACGATTTAATATCTATTTATATTGAATAAGGAAACTTATATTTCCCCCAAAGACAGGAGAGTTCTTAAGAATGTCACAGAAAACTACACTACTTAACGAGTCGCAGATTCGTAAGTTTATGAAATTAGCCGCTTTACAGCCGCTAGCTGAAACTTTTATTGCTGAAACAACTGATGAAGATGAAACAGTTGAAGAAGCCACAACTACTGAAGACGAAACCGTTGAAGAGGCTACTGCCACTGAAGACGAAACCGTTGAAGAAGCAGCCGACGCAGACGCAGATACAGAAACTGCTGAGGCTACAAACGAAATGGCTCATGCTTATCGCGATGAAGACGATGAAGGCATGGGTGCTATGGAGCCTGCCCTCGATGAGCCTGCGCTTGACGAGCCTGCCCTTGACGAGCCTGCTCTCGATGAGCCAGCCGCAGACGGCGAGGTAAGCCTCTCTGATGAAGAGGTACAAAGCCTTGTTGATCTTCTCCGCGCCGCGGAGGGGGTTGTTAGCAAGCTTGAGGCCGCTTTAGGTGATGAGCCAGCCCTTGATGAGCCTGCTCTTGACGAGCCTGCTCTTGACGAGCCAGAGCTTGATGATGAGCCAGAGCTTGATGATGAACCTGTCATGCAAGAGATTGATGACGACCTCTTAGAGACGGTTCTTCAGAAGGTTGCTGCTCGACTTTCCGCACAGAACACAGTATCTGAAGCAGAAGAAACAGAAGAGGCAACTGAGGAATAAAAATAAGTTCAAATAATATTTGACAAATCAATCGTAGTTTTCTATAATAACAGCTGTGGGGTTTCTCACGGCTGTTTTTTTTTGGAGAAGTATGGAACAATTAATTAATTTAGATTCGGTATTGTGGTTTTTTATGGGAGCTATAGCTTCTACGTTTTTATCTCGCATGTTGGATATTTCACATGCTGCCTATCTTGTTAACGAAGCGGTGTCTGGTTGTCTTTTGATGTTAGCAAAAGTCAACGAAGATGTAGCTTTTGTGGTAGAATTAAAGCATAAGCATTTGGCTGATTCCGGAATGGATCGAACAAAAGTTAGAGAATATAGGCAACTGGATGAAAAAGTCATGAATGACTGGAAGCAACTAGTGATAACTAATATGATTAATTCAGCCCCGCAGTCGTTTAGTGGTTTTATTAAGTTTTCTAACTGGAGAGAAGCCATGCGACAATTAGACGAAATGTACAAAAAGAATAACTAGGAGGTAGAAAAAAATGTCTTTACCAGAAATAGATGATGTTATGAGGGCTACTGCTTGGAAAGCTAGCCGCGGCGATGATGATAAGCCTGTAAAAATGAAACTACAGGTAGACAATATTCCAGGCCGAAGAAACTTTAATAGAGTTCTTAAGTCTCTTGAATCCGAAGAGTGGCAAATTATAGGAGAAGGGCTTGGCCAGGATAAGAGCTTTATGGCTATCTTTACTCGCACATTTTCTTCATATGCAGAATGGGTAAAGTGGGGAAAACAGTATCCACATTATCTTAAGGAAATCAGTCCAAAAACGGACAAGCCAAAGAGAATCAAGCTAGGGAAAGGCTCTCAGACCCGCCCTGGACGACCTAGAAAGGAACTACGATGAGTGACGATAACGAAG